CCGATGTCACAACCAACTGCATCTTGCCTTCAAGAATGGTCAACTGTGTATGAACCTGACTCAGCGCATTCATCAAGTACACCACACAGGCAAACATGATGGGTAGCACAGCAAATGTTACTTTTTCAATCAGTGCGCCCTTGGCTTCGCCGGCACTAATTTTATCTTTGATTTGTTCCATTTCCATAGTGTCGCTCCTTTTTTATTATTATTTTTGAATCAATTGAAAATCTCAAGCAGACTTGGCGTCTTGCAGGATCAGCTCAACCACACCATTCAATTCGTCTTTGCGTAAGATTTCTTCTGCCATTTTCAGCTCCTTCTATTACGAGCGTTTGCTTAACGCCTTCTTGGCCATGGACCCGACTACTTTTTGTGGGTCGGGTATGGATCCTGTTTTTGTTTTATTTGCTTCTTCTTGATCAACTTCGCTAGCATCTGTTTCGTCGCCAAAGCCTTGAAGTGTTACCTTGTCTCGATCTAGGGTTTTAATAAGTTGACCGACCGCTGAATTTTGTTCCTGCGCAGATGCCAGTACATCGTAGTTAAAAAACTCACTACCACCTATGTTTTTAACCATGTTAATCAGACTTTGGGTGCCGATCACTGGAGTGAGTTTTTTATTGTGTGCTCTGTTGCGTAAGAATTCTAATGTGGTAATAAGATCAGCTTCTGCTGTATTTTTACCACCAGCGTCGGCCACTTCTTTAATTAACATTTTAGCGTGTTTCTCTGCCTAGGTCTTCGTCACCACCTGCGGCCGCATCTGTGGCACCAAAGCCATCGTCGCCATCGAGGTCGCTTTCTGGACCCATACCAGCTGGTCCACCTGGCATCGGAGCACCCATGGCACCCATTCCAGGCATACCCATATCTGGAGTACCTTCACCTGCTAGGCCACGTGCGGCGCTGTCTGCTTGCTCACGAGCACCTGTTAATTGCTGTAGGATGTTACCTAGCACAGTACCAACTTGGGATTTAAATTGGTCAGCTTGTTCGCTACCAATCTGGTCACGGATGGTGTCAATAAGAGCAGGCATCTGTTCGTTCTGCATCTTGCTAACATCTTCAATCATGTCCTGGATAGAATCTACCATGTCCTTGGCGGCCAGGATAGCTTCTGATTTGCCCATTTCACTTTCGTTAATTTGGCGGTGTTCTGCAACCCAACGAGCCAGACCTTCACGCACCATGAGCATCTCCATGTATTTTGGATTCTTTTCAGCGGTGTGGGCGCCATAGCTTTTGCGCAATTGGTTTAGGTTTTCGCCCAACGCTTTGCTTAAACTACGTGCCTTTTCAGGAGTTAGTTTATTATAATCAATGCTGAAGCCAAATCGGCTTTCATTGATTTTGTTAATTCTCTTGGCTGTCGCCTTGCTTCCGATTTCTGATAGTCTCATGGTTGTTAGTGTCCCAAAGTTTAATGTATTTAGCCGAGTTAAGCAATTTTTGCAGATAATCTTTAGCATGCTCTAGTTTAGGAACTACATCACTAAGCCTAGCTTCATACAGATCCATCTCAAATCCTTGACCCTTTTCTCTTGCTTGCATGTACTTATGCTTTAAAAATCTTCGATCAGTTTCTAAATTCAGCACATGACTGTCGTAGATTGAAATTTCTTGCGCTCTAACGTATAGTTTCTTGTAGTCAAACAGGCAATAGAATACTGCACTTTCACGTGAACTAAAGATTTTGATTTTATCATTCCTAGAGCTGGTTACTTCCCAACATTCTTTTCGTTTGGTTATTGTAGAAGTGGAAATCTGGTACGTATCTCCCCCGGGCGCAGGAAGAATTACCAATGTATTGCTTGATATTAATCGCTTGATTTCCTGTTGCATCCACCAGTCTACGTATGCAACTGTTAGCTCTTCAGCGACCTGTATTCCAGCCAGCTGGGTGGCTTTTTTTAGTATTTTAGGATTGCGTTTTTTTGAAGTACGTGATTTGGCCATTTTGATTCCTACGAACTAGCACATCCTTGTTAACTAAAGAATTTGCAACTGCTATTTCGCGTTCATTGAGATCCTTGCGTAGGATTTGTTTCTTGTCATAAAATCTACCAAGCACATCACTTTCTTCATTGGTGATGGGAATGGTTAGATTATTAACCAGTTCGATTATTTTCATTTGCTTGAAATGTAACTTACCAGGATAGTCACTATTCCAGTGATTAGCACAGTCACGATCGCTGTACCAATTGCGATCAACTGTTTACTTTGTTTGTCACCTGCACCTGCTAGAGACTCACGGATGAAGAGTACATGCTCTTCAAGTTTTTCTACTTTGCGTTCGACGCTGTCGATTTTGCTTTCCAATTTCTCATACCTCTCTGCACATAACTCTACGTGGGCTTCAAGGCTCTGTTTCTCAATATTTGTGGACACTATGGTCGCTCCTATAGGGGTAGCGATGACGTTTTTGATGAGCCTTAATATGAGCCATAATGAATGCTGATGTAATTACCTTACGCATCTCTTATGATTTATTTAAGTCAAATAGCAAAATCTTAAAGTATATATTTTTAATCGCACCGTTTGTGTAGAAGATTGGCAGTATGAAACGTGCTGTCTCTTCAAGTCCTGTAATCACAGGAACGGTATCAAAACTGTCATCTAATAGACCAACTGGATCATCATCTTTGCGGAATATATCATTGTGCTCAACAACAAATGCAAAACTCCAGACAGACTGTGTTCCGGTATACATCTCACCGAACTCCATGTCCTCTAGGTTTACTTCTGATTTTTTCTGCACCATCTGCATTGGTTGTGTTCTTAGGCCAATGCATTGCAATACTGTTTCCCAGTTGCGCTGTTGATTTCTCTTGAGTTCGTCAGTGCCACGGTCGCGAATAACTCCGGTAGATGTAATATCTACCAGGGTGTATCCTGCAAAGTAGTGTAATCGTGGATCGGTCATACAATTACTTATCCTGATTGTATGGCCACAAAAAAAGCAACCGAAGTTGCTTTTCCTGTTTTACAAAACTAATTGTAAACGACGAATTATGCTACTACGATACTGACGCCAGCGGCTACTGTTGTGCCAGACACGTCGATACTGTTGGTACCAACTGCTGTGCCTAATGCACGTAGGTCTACTTGTAGTGCGGCCGCTAGTGGTGCGTTTACGCCATCAACGATCAAGCTGATTGTACCAGCGCCTGAATTGGTGATGAAGTATGCTAGAATACCTTGTGGTAATACGCGGAAGATTGCGTCGATGGTTTTACCAGCGCCTGTCTCTGTACGTAGGTCTTGTGCAGATGCACTAACGTTCTTAACAGTGATAATGTAAGACGCGATGCTTTGGCCAACATTCTTTTGTGTTGGGTGAGCGGCGGTCGCATCATATCCGTTGATTTTGCCAACTACGCCTTCGTAGTTATAATTTGTGCTTGGGGTTGCTCCGATTGTCATAATGTTTCTCCTAAGATGTTTAGCGCATGTTGCGCATGTAAATATTTATGCCTGCGACAAAAAAACGGCTATTAATAGCTAAAGCTATGTACCATTTTATAGAGATCTAGCTGTACTGCATGCCTATTAAGTAGTCTGTTAATATTACCCCAGGCCGAGTGTTTTTCGCTGTGCGATGCAGACTTCCATTTGCTTACTGTGCGTCTTGCAGAGCTCAGGTCGCTGTTAAAGATATGTAGGTCTTCGCCTAGCTTTAGTAAAAACTGACGTATTCTGCTTTCGTCTGCACTTATCCAACTGCGCAAGAAAGCCGTGATCTGTAACTGTGGACTGGTCAATCCCCAGGTTGGGTGTAGGTGTTCTTCGTATTCGTTTTGATTGCTGAGTACTGCGATCATGTTGGCCAGATCTGTGGTGCCACTGCGCATGTGATCAAAGTCTTTGAACTGCATGGTTCGGTTAACATAGGTCAATGCCTGAAGATCATCATCGTGCCGCATGATTTCTAACAGTAAGAAACTTGCAAAAATTAGATTAGCAATGTCGTAGCCAGCCAACCCGTCGAGATCGTGCGGGTTCCTAAACAATCTGGCTTCTACTAACTCTTTTTTTATAAAGTCAAACATCTTATCCGTTCTTTGCAAAGTTTGCTTTGCTAAATCCCAATCGATCAATCAACTTGATCTTCTGGTCACCGCCGCCTACAACATAACCTTCGTGCCCGGGTGTGTTGCCTACAAATGCCTGCACATCGCCACTCACTTGTGAATCAATCTGTTGCTTGATATTTAATTTGAGATTGTACAATGCCACCCAGATCTCAAACATACCTCTGATACCTGGTGCACCTTCTTTGTACAACCATCCATCTTTGTTGGCACCAAGTAGTTTGGCCTGTGCACCTCCAGACAATCTAGTAGGAAGGTATTGGTAAAATCCTTCGGTCATGTTGTTAAAGTTACCGCCTGCAATCCTGCTGGTGATATATGTACTTAGTGCGCCAAGCACACCCTTGGCTTTCATCTGTGTCAGTTGAGATATCAAACTTGAAACTGCGTCATCATAGTTACTGATAACTGCTCTGGCATTGTTGATTGCTCTGCTGTCTATGGCCACACGTGGCACTGGCATTTCCCCACTTACAAACCAAATTGGTCCAGTGGTAGGTAAGCCACCAAGTCCACTCAGTGGCTGATCGCCTTCGCCTATGCCTGGAATGAATGTGTGTACTGCGATGCCTGATATGCTACTTGCAATATGTTTGCCAGGATCGCTGTTTACTTTTACCTTGTAGGTAACAGTGTTGGGTTTGAATACAAAGAATCCGCCTTGGTTCTGAGGAGTGCCTGCATACAGTAAATCTCCCATGTAATACCCGCGGAAGGTCGCAGGAATAATTTTTTCTAGGGCTTGCCATATCACATCAATTTTGCTGTAAAGGTCTGCACGATCAGCACCACGGGCCGCATCGTATTGACGGAATGCTTGTGGACTTGTTATACGACCACTACCATCCTTCTTGTCAAACATGTGTTTGTCTGTTACACTTAACTTACCATCCACATTGCGACCAAATACCAATGCTGGGAACCCGTCCCACTTGATTGTAGTCAGCTCTTTGCCAGACGCCATCTTAGACAACTCTTCTACTGCTTGGTTCGCTCCAGGAATGCCATTGGTAAACACCATATCCTCTGGATGTGCAATATGTGATTTAAGTTTTGTGTCTTCGGTGATGACTTCTTTTATCTTCATTACTGTACCAGTATGTTCTGCATGGTACGAAACCAATTAGGACTTCCTACCTGCACACTCTCTGGCAGTTTGATAAATCCTTTGGCCTCGTCATCGCGGGCTTGTTCAAGTTTTTTGTCACGTAATGGGTCATTGGCCAATGCGGCCATGATGCTCTTAACAGAGTTAAGGTCATTACCAGTTGCGCCTGGATTCAACAGTATTTTGGCAACACTATCTCTGTCACGGGCAACAACTGAGTTATCATCACGCTTCATTAGTTTAGCACCAAATGCATCAAACTTCAACCCCAGAGCTTTGCCAATGCTGTTCATTAGGACAAATATAGGCTGGCCTTTGAAGTCCGGATCTTTGTAACTGCCACGAGGACCGTGTTGGTGATAGGGTGCAACAATTCCTGCATCATGCACAACCATAACATCTACTTGTGCTAGATCCTTTTTGTAAGGAATTCCAATGCTTACATTGTTTCCGTTTGTTTTGGCTTCAATCCCTTTGCCGCGAAAGTATGCCTCTAGGCTTTTCTTTGCGGCCAAGACAGGATTCTTTTCTTCGTGGGTTCTAAACAATGCAATAGCATCTGCGGCTTCAATCATTAGATCAATATCGCCACTTTCAACTGCATATCCACCACTGCCGATATCTACCTGTAGGCCTTTTAATAGTTCTGCAGGAATAGCTTTTTTGGCCGCGGCAACAATCGCCGGGACATCTTTTTTGGCAACAGGAATTGACCCCGGTATTGCTTTACCGCCCATCAGTTACCCCAGATGTTTTAAGAAATGTTCAAATTCACGTGCAAGTTTTTCGTCTGCACCTTCACGTATGTATTTGCCACCGTACATTCTATGTTCTGCGGCCGCTGTAGCAGGTGCTGGTGCTGGTGCTTTCTTTTTCTTAGCAGGTTTAGCAGGTTGTGTATTTTGTGCGCCACCAAGTGTTGCATTGGTAGCATTGGTTGGCATAGAACCAGGACTCTTGAAAGAGGTAGTTTGCGTGCCGTAGCCAGATGTTTGTCGTCCATAGTTCGGAGTCGGTGCTGGCTGTGGTTTGATGCCTGCCATCTTGGCCGCTGTTGCATAATTAAAGCCCGGTGGCTGACCACTTGGTTGAGCTTGCGCTGGTGCCGCTTGTGGTTGTGCTGGCGCTCCGCCTGGTGCCGCTTGTGGTTGTGCTGGCGCTCCGCCTGGTGCCACTTGTGGTTGGGCTCCAGCTTTCGTAGCCGCACGTGCCGCACGTTTACGCTGAGCACTAGCTGTTTGGCTAACTTGTCCTTTGACCTTGCCGCCTGACTTGCTTCCCATTGGAATACCCATGCTCTTGAACACACTTTGTATCAGTCCGTCTTGTACGCCTTCACCTTTGAGGAAGTCAATAAGTGCCTTACTCTCAACTGATCCATTGGTCATCAGGTCACGGCCTGCACCACGACGGAAGTTAACATCTAGTCTGTTGGCTGTTACTTTGTTGGTCGCATCGTGCCAGCCAGTTTTAACTGCTTGGCCGATACCTTGTCCAATGGCTTCGCCTTTGTCTGCCACCCATTTGCCTGCACCTTTAACAGCATCCCACACGCCTTCGTCAATGCTTTCACAGTAGTCTATACGACGGCAAACTTCACTGACACCCGATGCTGTAAGGAACACGCTGGTGCGTGGCTTGCCAAGACTTTCGTTTAGTGCCCATACACGAACTGTGCGAGTCTTGTCCACCCATTCGTTGATTGGTTTGTTAGGATTTTCGTATCCTGATCTCAGTGCGGCATTTTGTGCGGCCAGTGCGGCAGATTTGGTCTGATATGCACCACTGGCAACTTTTGCGGCTGTGTCGCTGGCTGTACCAACACCACCCATGTAGGTCGTGGAGTTGATCGGTGGAATTGTAACCTGTGTTCCAATCTGTAGAGCGTCAGGATTAGTAATACCAGGGTTGGCCTGCATCAGTGCTTTCACACTGGTCTGATTTGCTTGAGCAATTTGACTTAGTGTATCACCTGAGTTTACTGTCACCACTTGTGGAACATCTGGTACAACATTTGTAACATCCGGTGCCGGTGGCATTGGTGGCTCAACATTTGGTGTAACGGTAGTGGTAGTAGGATCTGCATGAGCAGGTTGGTTCAACAACTGGCTAGCACCATACGCCAATGCGCCAGTCTTGAAGCCTTTCCATAGTGCTGAACTTGCTTTGTCGCCTTGTAACAAACGATCAAATACCTTGATACCACCTAGTATGGCCGCACCGCCTAGTCCTGCACCACTGATACCTGCTAGTGCAATCAAACCTGCGTAGATAGCACCTTGCATAACAGGGTGTGCTTTTGCAAACTCGCGATACTTGTTGATTGCTTGAGATACTGCACCTTGCTCACCGCCCGACGCCTGTATCAGCTGACCTTGTAGGCTATCCACTGTGGCATCAAATCCTGCAACAGGGCCGCTCTTGCTGATCTTGTCTTTTACTGTGTCAAAAAACTTGCCGACTTTGCCTACAACATCTGCACCTTTGCCAAGCATGGTACGATTGCTGGATGCAGGATCACCTGCTTTGGCCACGTTACCGCCTGAAGCGGCACCTTGTTCAACCGCGGCAAAAACCTGTTGTACTTGTGCGGCTGATAGTTTTGCTTCTGTTAGGTATCTGCCCAGTTGGTATCCACCTTGAAATAGTGGATCTTGATAAATTTTACGTTCAATTAGTAGTAGGTGTGACTTCATTTTTTATTCTCCGAATTCCTCTTGTAAACTTAGCAGGGTCTTGCGACCTGATGCTGTTAAGTAGACGACGCTCCAATTCAGCCGCTTCTTCATCGCCGTAGCTTTCACGTATGGTATTGACCAGGTTTATTGCACCCTGTATCACGTGACTAGCGCGGCTTTCAATAAGCAATGATTTGTCTTTAGCAATCAGATGGTTATCTAATTCATCTAATATACTGCGTGTTTTCTTCAGCAAGGCTATCTGCTCCAAATATAGTTATATTTAGTCATAAACGATTCTTGAGGCATTAGAGATCCTTGTTCTTGATATCCGCTAGCATGCTTTTTAACCTATTTCCTTGTACGTTTGCTTTAGGGGCAGAAGAAATTTCACCGGTTTCCGCATCAACATTGCTTGGTGCAGGCCTCGGCGATGCTTTGATTTGGCTCATGATACTGTTGGTATCTTGATGATTACTGCTGGCATCTTCTCCCGAGTCAGTGATACGCATGGTGTCAACATTATAATCCAGATCAATTTTTTGACCAACACCAGTCGAACTACGCGATTTCATACACTGTATCTGATAACGTCCACGCTCACGCATGGCACGACTTGTAAAAATACCAAACACATTATCTGCTGTGTTGATTTTACTGATACCACCTGAAATATGACTGTGATCAAATTCTACTTCGTCCACTGCACTACGATTCAACTGTGATGCTGTTACCAAGAATATCTGTTCTTCCTTGGCTAGATTACGCAGTTCTTCACTCACATACTTGTCTTTAACAAACAGATCATTGGGGCTGACCTTGGCACTTACTGGCATCAACAGATCCAGATAGTCGACCATTATAAAATCCACTTTACGACCTGTTTGTATCTGATATTCTTTTAAGAAACTGCGTATGTCGTTGATATTGCTCTGTGCTGGTAGACCCTTGACCTGATAGGATCCTGATTTTTTGCCTACCATTTTAACCTTGAGCTCTGTAGTATCCATGTCACGTCGGATATCTTTTGTGCTCATGCTGGTAAGCATGGCATCCGTTCTAAGGGCAGTTAATTCTTCGCTCAATTCTAGCGTAACGTACACCCCACTGAGTCCTGCCTGTACCCAGTTCAAACCCAGGTTCATCATGACCAAGGATTTACCTGATCCAGAGCCACCTGCAAACACGTTCAACTCGCCTCTGCTCATGCCGCCAAACAAGATCCTGTCCATCTGTGGCCAGCCAGTGCTCATCTGTCCACCTGAATTAAAATATTTTTCTAACCTGGCACGTGGATCTCCAAAGTAATCTGTTCCGAGATCCTTGGTTAGACTAATCTGCACAGCATCCTTGATCAGCTTCTCTACAGGATTGTAGTCGCCCTTCTCAATCAGGTCTGCACTTTTAAGAATAGCACGTTCAAGTTCTTTGCGCCGGGTAAAGCCTTCAAACTCCTCCATGAACCAGTCTGTGTGTCCTTCGCCCATGTCTGGCATGGGTTTAAGATCCACACCAGCCACTGCTTTAACCTGCTCCAGCGTGGGCAAGGTCTTGTGCTTTTCTGAGTGCTCCTTGATAAACTTTGCGGCCGAGCGCAGGCTACGATCAAAGTTCTCCTCGTTGTAGATATTCTGCACACGCACAAAGCTCTGTGCATCATGCAACATCATCTCAAGAAACAGTTTTTGAAAATCTACATTATAGTCTTTTGTCATAATCAATTATATATTTTTTTCCGCAGTAGCTCAATTTTTAATCCATTCGATTGCTTGGCCGCAAGTATACTTTTGAGCACAAACAGTCGTCCTAGTTTTTCTACAGCACCTGCAACGTCTTTATATTCTTCACGCCATACAGGAAAGCTCACACTCCATCCGTACTCAAGTGCCGCATCAATCATGGACTGGCCGGGTTTGTCCCAGTCTGGCACCACAATAACCTCACGCTTGAGGCTGTCTATTATGTCCACTTGTTCTTCACTGATCTCGTTGCCTAGTATAGCAACACCATCTATTGCCATGGCATCAAATGGGCCTTCAACCACAATCACAAACTTACGATCAGGTGTTTGCATGTTTGTATTGAATACAAAGTTTGGTTCATGACTGTTAAAGTACTTGGGCTTGACGTTCTCGTCCCAGGTTCTGCTGGTGTATCCAATGATATCCTGCTTCCAGATGAACGGAATAATAACTCGCTTGTTCATTTTGTGTGCAGTATCATCAGTGAAGTAGAACTCGTACTTATCCAGGTTTATCCTACGATCTGATAGGTACTCTAGTCCACGTGCCAGTTCCTCAGGAATTTCTATTTCTTCATCTGCGTTAACCAGCAGTTCGCGGAACTCGCTTAAACTGACCACACCCTCGGGCAAGGGCCTTGGCTCAAACCGTATCTCCTGTATTTTCTTTTCTACTGCTTCGGGCGGAGCAATTAGATCACGTATGCGAAGGGCTTCGATGCTCAGTCGCTGTATGGTTTGGTCGCTGGCGCCGAGCCATTCTAACAGTTGCTTGAACTTGTATCCTATTGCTCGCCCGGGCCTGTAGTTGGTTTTGAAATGGCAATTGAAACAGTGATAGCTGATACTACCATCTGCGTTTGGTGCAACGCCTCCGCGACCTCGACGGTCCTGTGTCTCGCCACGATGCGTACAACAAGGAGCATTGAAGCTGATCCACTTGTTTGTGTTTTTACGTTTGGCAGGTAATAGTGCCAGAACTTCTTGTTGTACGATATCAAACATCTTTATATTATACTGACCTTTCAAAACTAAATCAATCGGATTCGAAATCTATAAATAGAACTGATGAGTACAAAATCCCCAAAGCCCGAATTAAGTGAATACTATCGGCAATTATTAGAAAACTATCCCTTTATCAGCTACATTGGCTATGGTGGTAACGAGTATATTGGTATCATCCAAAATGTTGATGATGTAATTACCAGCGTTTACGATTTTGCCGCACTCAAAACGGACGACGAGAAAAAACTATTCTTGACCCTGGGTGAGAATTGGTGGTGGGAATCCAACAGGTTGATTCCAATAAATGTATTTTTGCGTACAGACTGGTCACCTTTTAGATACAGTTTAAAAACTTTGAACAGTAGAGATGTAGAAATCAAATTTGGCCCACTTGTAAGTCTGA